CCCACGCCCCATAGGGTAGGGGAGTGGGCACTAAATAGGGACTATTACAAGATATTAAAGCATATCAAATGTAATCTCACAGTTGATTTGTTTATTGGCTGGTACAGTGGCATTAAGGATAACACTTGCGGTAGTATTATCATAATGTGCAGGTACAAGTGCGTTGTCGGTGGAATTATACAGATAAATATCTCTGTAAACGTTACCGGGGAGAGGTGCAAAAGGTATGTCACCAAACGCGGGCGCAACTAAAAATTTTGTGCCTGTAGGGGCCCCAGCGGTGAAATAGCCGTGAATTGCAATATGCAAATGCCGGCCATCAAAAGACGCAAAACTTGCATCAGCCCCGTTCGTAAAGTTGGTGGCTGTAAGTTTTGTAATGTTGTTAATCTTTGCCGTCGTGATGCTGCGGCAAGTATTCCGGCCAAGGGTCCATGCGCTGATCTGTTGTTCATATTCGGCATATTGGAGATCAATATTGCCACAATCGGGCGATACATAAATACCAACCCGCTGGCATTTTATATCATTTTTGTTTGTAGCAAGGATCGTGCCCCGAATATTGTAGGACCCGCCCAGTATTTGGATGCCAATATTATTCGCATCGGTTCCTACAGGAATCTTAAATCCATTCGCATCGAGCAGTAGCCCGGAAAACACGATGCTGTTACTTGTGTCTTCGACGACTACTCCGTTAGCGTAGCTCTCCTGTACCTCTGTGTTGCAAAATAGTTCGCGTTTTGCGTGATACAAATGTAAAGCGATTGATCCCGTAATGGTGTGTGAAGCATCATAAGAGGCGCGCCATCCGTTCATCTTAATCGCCAGGTTACACCATTTGTTTGCCTCGGTTTCGCACAAAATGCCATTATAGCAAAAAGTTACTACAATATTACATAATTCCGAATCAGAAAATTTCGCGTCGATTCCCAAATCGCAGGTATCCACAAAAGCGTTGATAATGGATACATATGCAATATATAAGCTCGAATTGATGCCAATGGACCACCCGGAGACGATAATGTCCCTGATAACACTATTGCGGCACTCCAGCGCATAGGAATCGCCCTTGATCTTACGATATGCATCGTGATTTTGTTTTGCTGTGTCCATCCATGTTTTGTTACGGATATAAATGCCACTTCCTGCCCCGTTGGTGGCCCCTACTCCATAAAGCGCCAGCGATTCGATACGAATCGTAAAATAAATGTTATCGTATGTATTGGGGGCCTTGTATTCGAGGTCGTAAATAATTCCATTGCTGGCGGTGATCCATATAATGGCTGTGTCGCGCATGTTCTCGCCGATTATTCCGCAACCTCTTTTCATATATAGGGCCGCCGACATATAATAAGTTCCGCTAGGAAAATATACTGTCTGTCCGGCATCCAACAGCTGCTGCAGCGTTGATGTATTTTGTGCTGCTGCACTCTGGTCGTTAGCTTTAATACCTGCAAGGGGGGCGGAGATATATGTCTGCATTTGATTTATACTATTTTGCAGCTGCGTGTCGGCGTTCTCTCTGGCCGTTTGCTCGTTTTCAATGGCCGTCTGTAGCTGCGTGTCGGCGTTCTCTCTGGCCGTTTGCTCGTTTTCAATGGCCGTCTGTAGCTGCGTGTCGGCGGTCTCTCTGGCCGTTTGCTCGTTGTCAATGGCCGTTTTATTTTCTTTAATAGCCGTCTGTAGCTGCGTGTCGGCGTTCTCTCTGGCTGTTTGCTCTGCGTTCAGGCCCTCGGTAAACGCATTGACGAGGTAATGTAAAACTTCATTTGTGGAGCTGCTCACGCAGTTAGAGCCTGGTACGTAGCTATCACCGGCAATCATTGCTTTTGTGACGCGCACCAGCGCCCCATTGACCCATACAAGATCGTTGACAGCTCTTGCAGCTGTGGCGGTGGGGCTGTGGCCCTCATCGTTGGGAGTAATGGCCTTTTTTACATCGGCCCAAAGCTCATCGAAATTGCCGATTTTTGTCCAGAACTCCACACGATCAAGAGACACACCGGACGGCACCGGCTGCACGGAAAGAAACGCGTTGCCGTTGCTGTCCACTACAACGGTGTTCGCCTCGTACTGGTTAGTAATGTCCCATTGGAGGGGGTCCGCGTACTTGATCGTGGCCAGGCTGACGAAATTCGTCAGTTTGGTGTTAAATTCGTTCAGTACCTCAATAATCCAATCAAGATTGAGATCATGGAAATTGGTGTAGGGTGCTTTGTGAATAGGATTGATACCCATTTTATTGCATCTCCTTAATAGACCAGCAAACAAAAGTTTGCCCGGATGTCCGTAACGATTTTATGAACTGCATTTTCCATTGCGAGGGTCAACTCTTTGGCAATAAGGTCTTGCGGGTCTCGCCCTGCCCGGCCCTTCTCGATCACGGTGTCATTATAGCCGTCTTGTGACTCTGTGGTGCTGTTATCGGTGGTGGTCTGATCGGTGGTGGTCGTGTCCGTGCCGCTGCTGGTGATGATGTTCCCAGTGCCTAGGGCCGTTGTGCTCCTCTCCGCGGTTTGCAATGCCCCACTGTCGAACCCCGTGACGTCCCGAGTGGTGCTGTCACTGCCGGTATTATGGCCGGTGGTAGTCAGGTTAGGCGCTCGTGTAGTCGTTCCCTTTATGCCGTTAGTGCGGTTGATTGTGCCGCCGCTGGTTCCTGCATGATCGGTTGTTCTGGTTCGGTCATCGGACGCCAAGGCATCATATTCAAGACCCATGGCAACAGCGTACCGGGTCCAGCTCGGGAGCATTGTTTCCGAATAGACGCCCAGCGCCCGGCGCATCGTGGGGCCGTCCGCATACAGTACTTCCAATTCCAGAGTATCAAACAGTAATTGACTGCAGACAGTATCTTTAGATACACTGTCAGGGACTTTCAAATCATCGAACAGCTCCGGATAACCTGCCAACAACCCGTTAAAGCTCAAGGTCGCGAGCATCGTTGTTCACCTCCTGCGTATTAGTATCGGGCGGAAAACGCCAGTCAACCCACAAAGTAGACTTGTCAATTCCAAACAGTTTGTGTACCCGCTCACAACCACGCTGCAAGCTATCCAACCAGAGCGACGCTTTGGCAGCTGTTTCGACGTTGTTTGAGTTGACTTCATCGGTTAGCATCCGTTCTTTCTTGCTGGTATTCGTGTTGGGGATGCCTACCTCGGTATCGAACAGTGCTTTAATGGTTTTAAGGGCTGTAAGCAGTTCGTTGGTGATGAAGTTCCCTTTAAGGTCAGTTGCAAAATGCATCCATGGGGCCTGCCCGGATGCCCCATTCTTGGGTGCTTTGAGCAAAGACGAATCAACGAATACAGCGGGGTTGCCCTGCATAATTTCGTCAAACATCTTTTTGAAAGATTCTGCACCCGCTTTGTTGCCTGCCGCAAACACGTAGGCAAGTCGGCTATTGATTAAATTGCTCTGGATGGTCTGGGCGGCAAGGGCCATCATGTCCCCATAATAGGCCACAATATCCACCATCCCACGGTAATCGGGCTGCAAATTGATGATCTCGCATTGTTTCCCGATCTGTAAATAGGGGGACCCTTTAATAAAAGGGTTTGCAATGATGGAGTGTGTGGGATTGTAGAAGATGTTAATGCCGGTCAGTCCCATTCTGTCATATACGAGGCCATAGCGGTCAGTGTTGAACACCGTAACACCGCCGGAACCGAAAACAAGATACTGCAAGCGGTTACTGGGCCAGGTGTCGGGCAATGTCCACCGTACCATAGACACGGCCTCAAGAAACAGGTATTTACGGAAATAATAGGATAGGCTGTTGCCCTTGGTGTGCATCACGGAGGGAGTCACCGGGGACACATGGGCGTTGATCTGCTCATAGCTGTAGGGGGCGCTCATAACAGACGGCCCCCTTTCGCCATTTTAAACAGTAACCATACCGGCAATTTGCCAGTAGGCCACGGGCCAGGGTCAGGGCCAGGGCCGGGACCCGGGCCAGGGTCAGGGCCAGGGCCGGGACCCGGGCCAGGGTCAGGGCCCCCGCCCGAGTCCCACTCAACTTCCCATGTGCCGACCTGATTCGGGATTTTGATAATGCTAGACGGGTCCATCAGGTTTCCGGCTGCATCGGCATACTCCCAATGTGTGTGAATGCCCGTGACATAGCCGGTTTGTCCCTGTGTGCCGATGAACTGCCCCTTGGAAATAGTGTCACCCACGTTCCAAATTTGCGAGGCAAAATGTGCGGCGCGCCATGTCGTGCCGTCGGCCATTCGCACTTTAATCATGTTACCCCACGACTGATCACCAGATGTACTACCATTCCAGTGCTGGGCCACAACCACAACGCCCGCCTCGGGCGCGTAGGCTTTGTGGTTGCCGTGGACGGTGTCAATGCCCCGGTGGGGGCTGCCGTCAGAGTACGCAGGATAACCGGCGGTCACTCTGATCGGTGATACATCAGTAATGCACTGTTTATATACTGCCATTGTTTATGCCTCCTACTCTAAAAAGAATCCATTTTTCATATAACTTTTAACACTGTCAATCTCGGCGGCAGTCGCGGTTAATGCGATGTCGGGGTCGTCTACCATGATGAATCCCGGGATACTGAACAGCTGCACGCGTTGGCATAGCGGCCTGCCGTGGTCCTCGTTGTTGTCGTCTACGAGAATTTTAAAACGGGCAACTATATAAGGGATTGCATCAAAAGCTATTGTGGACCCCGTTGCGCCCTTGCTCGCTACATCTGCATTAGTTGCCTGTGCAGCATTTAAAATACCATTTCCGACATCCGAAATAGAACCACCGGATAACGCGGCCTGTAGACCTCCAAACGTAGCAGCAATACCGGTTTGAAGCAGCCCGTTGTTACCTGATGGGATGCCAAAAGTAATATTAGATAGTTGAATAGAAACACCTACTTTTGCTGTCGTTTCGTGTACTAACTGATTCGCGTTGGTGAATATACGTAAAATGCTGTCACCGGTAAAAAGGTCAGTCACATATTGTATAGATAATGTTGTGGCGCCCCACAGTTTAGATGCGTCAAGAGGTATCACTCCAAAGGGCTGCAAAAAAATAGTGTAATCTGTGTAGGGGGCCACATTGCAGTACTCCCCTCGATTTGCCGCCTGGGGGTGCTTCGGAACATTCACATTTACAGATTTTGTGAAGTTATTATTATCTTCTCCCAAAATCCAGCACGGGACGTCCACAGACCACCACCCCACATCTACATTGGAGACAAGAGGTAAATGCGCGGTGATTTCTGCAATGTTAAATGGATAATAGTTGCAACTGACGATATATTGATATGGATTAAAAAGGACCTTTGTTAAATTGTCGCTAATTTCTGAATTGTCAATACTAAGGTATGACACATTAGTCAGCAATTTTGCAGATAGTTTTTTGGCATTTGTAGGGGTCATTACTGCATATGTAATAGCCCCAATGGAGTTTGCGGCTTTAGCTATAAACCCAATAACAAAGAATCCCCCGCTAATTGTTTCCACAAAGCCACCTTGAAAAGCGGTTGTTACACTTTGCACTTTAGCCGATGCCGGGTAAAGTCCATCTGAAATTGTACCATCATACTGGGCAGACGATCTTGTGACATACTCCGTACTATTGCCGATTTGGTCGCGGTAGCTTGCAAGAGTGTCAACGGTCAGCGAGGCAGTCCAGAGACCGTCGGCATACGTCCAATTTTTGACCCAATAATACCGGCTGAATGTGGGGAGGTAGCAATAATTGTACCCGGATGGGTCGTTTTGTGTTGCAATCTTGATCTCGGGGTCAATGATGTTGCAAGGGGCTTTAAGGTCAATTCCGAACCCCTGCCCACCGCTGGGCCGCTTTGTACTGTTGGTGCGCTTTGCGAACTGGAAAAATGTTGCTTGCATTTTGCACCTCCTATAAAATAACCGGCGGGCCGATGCCCGCCGGTGCCGGTCAGGACTTAGAGGGATCTGCGTCCTTGTGCGTGGTGGTTTTCAGGGTGGAGGCTCTTGCCGCACTGGCAGAGCTCGGGGTGGTGACGTCTCCGGCGGTCATCAGGAACAGAACGGCGTTCTCGGTGAAGTCATCGTACCACGACCACCCGTAGTGATACCAGAAATTTGTATACAGGCCTCGGGCGTTCATGGGAGTTGGGACCACCCGGGACAGCTTCGGAGTGTAGCCGATGGCATCCCAGTCCAGCAGACACCCAAACACATTAGAAAGCTTCACTGCTGCATTCTTGGATGCCCCCCCACCGGTGGCGTTGGTTACGACAGGTGTTGCGGAGATGGTCTCGCGCTCGTTGATGTTCTGCCAGAACGTGACCTGCTCCGCGTCGCGGTACTTCAGCATGTTATCGTGGAATACCTCGGGAATCACGCGAGCGTCGATCTGGCTCTGCGTGCCGCTGTACAGATAGAGGTGCTGACGATCATACGGAGTGTGCCGCATGATGTTGTACGTCGTGCTGCCAATTTTCCAATTCTGATGCCATTTAATGGAACGCTCTTTCATAAGGCGGGAAATATCGTTAATACGGCCATAGGCGTACTTTGCAAAACCCGGGAAGTTCGCCTCTTTGTAGACGTCCTTCACCGTCAGCTCGGTGCCCTGCTGGGCGTTGTACTCATCGAGCAGATAAATAACGCTATCGTGGCTGGTCACAGTCATGCCGGTCAGATGGTTGGCCATCAGGTTATTGGCGAGGTTGCGTCGGTCTGCCTCGATCTGGTTCGACAGGTGCAGCACGAAGGACGACCAGAACTGCGCCAGTTCCTCGGGGCCCTTGAATGCCGCCTCCATCTGGGTGTCTGCCTGGGTATACACGCGGCTGTAATTGGTCTGCCCATAGTAGTTTGTCTGAAGGACTTTGGGCTTGTGGACTTCGTACATGTCCACGCTCTGGCCGTCTTGCAGCGCCCACGCTTTGTCGGTGACGGGGTCAGTGTCGCAAAAATTGATCTTCCGCACATGGTTCGACCAGTCGTCGCCCGTGACCTGCAAGCGCTTCAGCGGGGCATCGTAGGGGCGCACGGCAAAAATGGTGTGGCCCAGCACCTGACTGATCGCTTTGGTGTAGTTGTCGGTGCCGGTCAGCAGCGTGGCTTGCGCGACGGAAACGAAACTAGACGTGTCCACGATGGGAGACGTCGGTTTCTGGCCAGTGGCCGCCTTGTTGATCTCCGTCAGAATTGCGGCAATGTCCGCAAAATCCATACCAATGGGCATGTTACTTTACCTCCTTCCCATAGGTCGGGTCGATAATCCGGGCAGTCACTGTGCTGGCGTCCGCCGTTGGCTGCTGCTGGATGCCAAGGCCAAGCGCGTTGGCCTGCAACGTCTGGGTCATAGTCTGCATTGCCTGCGCAGTAGTCTGCTGACCCTGCAAAAGCTGCTGCAGCAGGGTCTCAAGGCCATCGTACTGCGGCGCTGGCTGCGGCGCGGGCTGCGGCGCGGGCTGCGGGACGGGCTGCGGTGCGGGCTGCGGGACGGGCTGCGGTGCGGGCTGCGGTGCAGGCTGCGGCGCGGGCTGCGGTGCAGGCTGCGGCGCGGGCTGCTCCATAGCTTCAATTTCTGCTTTGGTGTATCCGGCCATTGCGAGGGCCGCTTTTTCACTGATTTTCAACTTTAGTTGCCTCCATTACAACATATGTGTCATGTCCCAGACACTTAACGATAAGGTCTTTGTCTCCTTTGGTGACTGGGCCCACTGCGCAGCACTGCCGCGTGTGGTCGGCGTCGGCCCAGTCGCTATAATAGGCAATGCCCAAACGAGTGCACAAATCAGCCAGCAGGAACGCGCGTGTGTTTGTGATAGATTGGGCAAAAATGATATAACAACCCATTGGTTAACTCTCCTTCTTGATGTCGTCCAGAGCAAGCCTCATCTCGGTGATAGCCGCCGTGTTCTCCTTAACAACGGTGTTGCACTGATACCACATCAGCAAGAACGCTGCAATAGGAAAACCCACGTTAGAAATAGCCTGAATCACAGTATTAGCATCCATTTTGTGCACCTCCAATACAGATACAAGTAAATCCCCGGTTCTTGCGCTGGCTGACGCTTGCCCGCCCCTTCTGGGGGCTGCCTGTGGGCACCGGGGATTAACTTTACTATATATCAACTGTGTAAAAAAGTCAAGTACCGCAATATTCACGGAAGAAAATTTCATCCGAGTACCGCTCAAATTCAAGTTGCCGCTGCAAGTATGCGGGCCAGATGTACCCATACGCGGCCCTAAAACGTTTTCGCTCATAGTCGCCGGTGCCATAGGTGGGCATCTCGCCAGACCTGTGGCGGCATACATAATATAGTGGGCTGCTCTTATGTTCGTAGATGCAACACCGCCCAATTTGTACAAGCGGGTAGTATTCACGCAAGGGCCGGGACACAACCAAACTCTTTTCTTCGGCACTGTACTGATTCTCGATAGCTGATCTGTAAAAATCTGTGCCGGTCATGGACCTATAGAGGGCCGTATTTGCTTTTTCCTTTGCAATAGGGCTATCCACAAGATCAATCAAAAGAATGCCTTTATCAGCAAGCAGCTTTACGCGCTCTTTCTTGCCGATCATCTTTTCTACTGTGTCGGTGATCTCCCATTGCATATAATAGGGGTTTGCCATGCCAACAGCGTTTGACATGCACAACAGCGTCAAGGGCTTTTGCCCTTGCAATTCGCGGTTACGGTTGACTGTTTCATAAATGTTGGCAAGGCCCACGCCCTCACCGCGTCGGTAATAGTCGGTTTCTTCTTTCTGGTATTCGTCCAGAATGATTATATTAGTATGGGGACTTGAAAAACCACGGGTGCGGGCAAGAGTGACCACACTACCCACTACGCCCGACATCTTGGCTGGTTTAAGTGGCGCTCCTGTATCCGTGTAGGCTCCTGCGTTGCCCACTTCATATAGTCCCGTTATCTTGGGCAATTTGAACGGGGCGTAATGCGTTTGTAAATCGTCGTTCAACGGAGACCACGGCCACATACTGGGTGACGCACAAATAAGTTCCGCCTGCTGTGGCGTGCGACGCAAATACAGAAATTCATCCCCGGTCTGGTGCACATGCTTTAGCGCTCCATAGGTCTTGCCAGTACCACGCCCGCCCCATATAAAAATAATGGGTGCCCCAGTTGACAAGATACCGTCCTTTTCGGAAAAGTTCGGCCAACCTTCATCGGTATAAAGTTTAATCATCAGATACCCTCCATAATCTTGTACCCTAATATCCTTGCGTATTCGTCAGTAATACCCAACGTATAGGTATTATCACAAATACACAGGTTTCTTGTTATGTGTACCGTATGCCCGTCAACCACAAAATCGGGCACATTGGGGCGATCATTATAAATAACCTGATTTCCTGCCGCCAAACAAAAAGTAAACCCGGGCTTAAATACCTCAAAACCACCCCACAGGGCCAGCTCTAAACCGCCCTTCCGCTTGCTAACTCCTGCTATGGTAGTAGTGATAGGCCCACCTTTTTTATAGGTAGTTGCGTATTTTTTTGCGCCCCACGTCATAAACTCCGCATAGCTGCGCTCCTGCTCGTATACGCCCATATAATGAGTGATGCCTTTTGGGTCTGTAGCACAAGCGCCGTTATCTTTTGCGAGCTGCTTTACGGCTTTGTTAAAGCCCGACAAATCAATATTGCCCATATATTTGACACTGTCAGTGTCGCAGTACACGCCATTCTTGCCAGCTGCCCATTGCGCTATTTTTAGGCGCTTGCGAGTATGGGCAGTAGTCCATACGCCCCATTGGTACGGTAGAAACAAATGGGGGCAGTGCTCGTTATAACTGCCCTCTGGATCGTCGGTGCATTCGCTCCAAAGATTGTCGGGGTCGTCCTCGTCAAAAAGTGTGTCCAGCTGCAAGGGGTCCTGCGCGGTCATACCGTAATAGCTGTTAAGATCGCCCTTGGCCTTAACATAATACAAATCTTGACCGGCTACACCTTTAAGGGATGTCTTGCCGGTGTAACTCTCTTTAACACAATCCGTCAACGGTTTAGGCAATTTGCCATAATCAGAAGTGTAAAGGTCCAGAACGTTAAGGGCGTCCCAATCATATTCTTTGGCAATGATTCTAAAATCTATATCTGTAATGGTGATTTCAAAATGATCGGCAGACAGCAAGCGGCCATTGTCGTTTATGTATCCTTCACAGTGCCGAACCTTCGCAAGGGGGATATAGGGAAATCCCCACCACTTAAAGCGCTGGCGCAAGCCTTTTACTTGCAAGCGCATCAAGCACGCCTTGCCGTGTCTCATACATTGCATTAGCCGCTCAACGGTGGCGGATTCCTGCCTAAATGGAGTCATAGGGAAATAGCATTCACACTGTACGGCGGGGTAGGCGCTGGACATGTCAACGGAGCCGACGTTTTCTAGGGGCTGCCCCACATAATAGCGGTTGGCGTGAGTGTCGCCCCCTCGGAATGCCTCGCGCAGCATTTGATACAATTCCCACGACGGCAAAAGGCACTTGACCCGTTTAATACCCCATTTGTACATAGCTCCACGGGCCATCCGTCTAACATAGCCGGTACGCGTCAATGGTAATGTATACAGGTCGTCCCCGTCTCGCTTCATCTCGATTAACAGGCACTCCACAATGCACCGAACATCGTTGATGCAATACGCTAATTCTGTAGATGTCAGGGGAGTCCAAGGATACCGCACTTTTGAATAATCGAGAGCGCCTGTTAATTTGGCATGAGGTGCGCCCAGCTGCTTGCCCCAAGCATCAAGGGACAAGTTACTGTGTCTCATACTGCACCGGTATTCAATAGCGCGGTTGTCGCATTTCAGAACGCGCCGGGGCTTGCTGGCAAACACATCGCCCGGGCCGAAATCCAAAACACCCGACAGATATTGGAATTCATGGGCAAGATTATGGACATACATACACAAATACCAATCGCCCTGTTGGCCACTGTTTGCCTGCAAGTAGTCGCTGATTGCACCTGTAAAATTTAACCATTCGTCCCACGTCCTGCCGATAATGGTAATATCCAAACCGATCTGACATTGCCAGATATACATAATGGTGTGGGGGTTGTCGTCGGCATCAACACACACGCGGCTTGTCTCAATATCAAACGCACACGGCATATTAACATACAAACGCCTCTTGTTCGTTTTGCGCTTTTTGCCTTTTGTATGTTTTCTGTCCAAATGCTCCATGAGCCAGGGAACCGGGTTATAATTATAAGCCTCCTCCAAAACCTCCGCGCAGGTCGGCAGAGCTACTCCACTCGCTATAGTCCCATTCTTTACCATAATTAACCTCGCCTTGCTGCCACTTTACAAAATCGTCAATACTGACGTTGTAGCCGCCTTTCTCGCGCCAATACATGACCGGCTGATCGGACGGATAATAGTACACACCCGATGCCTTTACGATCTCCCACCATTCAGACAGGGCCGTGTATTGATCCTGGGGAACATCGGAAATGTCAATGCCGCCCACTTTCATTTTTTGTTCGAACTCCTCACGCGCCCCGCCCACGGTGGAACCCTTAGAACGCACAAACCGCGCCACATCCGCCAAAGCTCGCTCCAACGCTGTTCGGTCTCCGCGCATTGCCTTTAGAGTCGGAAAACCTCCGGCAAATTCTTTATAAACATCGCTGGTGCCGCTGATGGGGTCTTTTGATAGTCGTTTAATGCGTTTCTGCGCAATGTCACGCAGGCGAGTGTATTCTTTGCGCATCTGACGATCAGGCCACGACTCCAAAGCGTACGGGGTGTATAGCTCTGGACTGTATTTAAAGGTTGCACGTGCTTTAGCTGCGCCTGCTGCCATACTTCCCCGGCTCCTTTCTATTCATAATCATATAATACCAGTCGAGGGGATCCGCTTCAATGCCAAGACCGTTAAAAATGATTTTGGCCCATTCAGAACGGAAAAAATTAACATCTTTATTTGCGACTCCACTGTATACAATGGCAGATGCAAGATATATCAGGGAGTCGTCGCAATTCATCAAGGATCCTCTATTATCTTTACTTTTCATGGGGCCTCCTATAACAAATATGGCCGCCGTATGTGCGGCGGCCATTGGTTAGATTAAACCAGATTCAAAGACAAAACCTGGCCTTTTTTGGTGCTGATAAGCACAGGCTTGATCTTCACCGGCTCCGTCCATGTGTCAGGGGTTCCGAGCAGCGTAAACATACGCTTTAGAGACTGATACACGCCGACGGAGACGCAGGAATACGACTGCCCGTCATCGGTAATGAGGACCACCCGCGGGGCAATCGCTTTGCCCTCGGGGACATCGTCCTTGCTGACCTCAACGCACTCAACAGAGACATGCACCAGCGACAGAACCTCGTTGACATGCTCCTTCAGCTTGTTGGCGGGATTGCTCGTTGCATTGTAGAATGCAACCGCGGCAGAGCGGTCAGAAAGATTCATGTCTGTGTACCCAACACCGGTGTTCATCACATCAGACACCATCACAGCACCATTGTTTTCGGACTTCATCATTGCTTCGGACATAATACAAAACTCCTTTCAGTAGGCACCCTGTCTTATCAATACCGGGCGGGCGGTCCCGGTAGACGGCCCGGAGGCCGTTTCGACTTATTGCATGTACTTATTGTACAACTTTTGATAGAAAGTATGCATGTGAGAGCATACTTTGACGGCTCCCTGGTACTCAAGATCGGTCGATAAACAAGAGCCCATAAATGCTTTAAGGTTACTTAGTTCATCATCACAATGAATAAGCGCTTGCTGATAACCTTCCAGCCATGCACGTTTATTTTGGACTTTGGCCGCGTCCTTTGGGTCCTCATACTCGCAGCACGTCAGTGTACCGTCGGGGTGTATCTCAATGATAAATTTACGCATCTTCATCTGTTGAGTCTCCTTCCCATATAAGATTCATAGTCTTGGCAAGAGTGACAATTACCTTGATCTCAATTACTTAATTGTTTGTATATAGTATACCACATACTAGATTGTATATGTTGCTTTATACATTGCAAAAATTGCTATACTCCCCTACCCTATGGGGCGTGGGTACTATATTTTGTGTCAA